TTTCTTTTCTTAGAGCCACCTTCGCCGTCCCAACAAATAACTATCTTGTCTGGCTTTGTCTCTCTACAAATCTTTTGTAAAGACTTAACAACACCCATCAAGCCGCCGATCGGCTGTCCATTTAGAGATAGTGCAGGGTTAACTATATAACAACGAAAAAATAAATTAAGCTGATCAATGATCAGCATACGCTTCTGCATTTTAAACCTTTCTTTTTTATTTTAATATTTATCCAGCAAAGACTACTTTACCGGAAACATCAAGAATCTGTTTTATAGTTAAGCGCTGGACTCCATCAAGCGTTCTAGCTTTGGCTTGTAGCATTTTTCTAAAACTATTGAACGAGTGGCCACCGGGCACTAAAAATTTAATTCTTAAAATTGTTTTTTCTTTTCTGTCTGACATCTTCTGAGAAGGTTCGCTAACATTAACAATAACTATACCTTGAATTGATCTTAATTGAGTAAGAATGTCAGTTAAGTTTTGCTTAGGATCTGATATTAATTCTGTGAATGATTCAAAGAAGAACGGACTTATATCCACTTCGTTTAAAATATTTCTAATGGCTTTTTCTATGGTTTCCATAATTTTACCTCTTGTAAATTAATTAGATCCTAATTTTTATTCTTCTCCATCAGCATTATAGAAATTTTTTAGTCATATTTGTATTTTTTGACATTTTTTGATGAACCCCATGTGCATGTTTTTTTATTAATATATTCATCTCTTTTACTAAGGCATGGTCTTATAAAGAAAACTATTGCATCTCTATGGAGATTTTTTTTTGGTATTGTAGCTCTGTGTATTATATTTGGAGAAAATAATATTGAATGGCCCTTTTTTCCAACAAAGCTCTTTTCTTCATAGCCCAACTTTTTTAATCTATCAATTTCGTAGTCTGGTATTCTTGATCTAGCAAATTCTTTTTTACCAGTTTGATCTGGAGCTATTTTTGAGCTTTTTAAGTACCAAGGACCCAACACATCGTGAGCTAAGTGCTGCATTGGTCCGTTGTCTTCGGTAACATCGTTTAAGTAAATCATTAGTTTTATAAATTCTCTTGGACAGTCGTCATAATGCCAAAGCCAAGAATTTTTTTTACCTCTTTCTGTATGCACATTTCTGTATGGATGAACAAAATCAATAACCACATTTGACTTAAAAACTTTTTCTTCTAATATTGGACAAAATAAATTAGCTAACTCATAAATCTCTTTTATTTCTTCCCAACCTGTAAGCTTAAGTGCTAAATCTCCTTTAATAAAATTTTTTTCATCATTAAAACTAGCATCTACTTGAGTTGATATTCTGTCGACTAATTCTTTATATTGATCATTTGAGCTAAATATTTCTTCATCCGCTCGTAGATCGTAGACTGATTGATAAGGATTAGAATATATAGTTCTACACAATTTGTAGTATTCTTCGTAGTTCATTGTTCATCAACGTCATAGAAATTTTTTGCTTCACCAGACTTGTTCTCAAATTTTAGAATAATTTCTTCATCCATCAACTCTAAAACTCTTTGCTCAAACTTTTCGTTCTGCATTTTTTCAAGCCACTTTGAAGCTTGAAATTTTTCAGACGTTCCATCTTTGTAAATTAAATTATACCAAGCTCCAGATTGTTTAATATTTTCTGAGCCCTTTAAAGCTTCAAGCCAGCTTTCTTGGTCTTGGATACCTACTTCGCCACCCCATAAAATTTTAAATGTACATTGCCTGCCTTGAGTACCAAAGCGACTCTTTTTTAGTGTGCACTTAACTTCTGAGCCAACTCTAAACCCATTTTCATCTAATATGAAAGATGCTTTTGACTTCCTACCTGTCAGCCAAATTCGCAAAGAATAAGCGTATGTTAGCGCCTTACCACCGGGAGTAACATAAGGCGTAGTCATAGCTTCAGCAATGTTGCTAGTAATATTTGTTTTAAGCTGATTTAAAACAAGCAAAGTTGATTGAGAGTTAGCTATTGGCACTGTTAGCTTTGACATACCTTTTGAAAGAATTCTTGCTTTCATAGCCATAGAAGACTGTGGATTAAAATCACCCTGGATGTCATTAATTGCTGGAGTTAGCGCTAAGCTGTCCCAGATAAATAACATGCGGTTTTCATTAGAGCCCAGCAGCTCTTCTATTGTCTCCAAGACAAATTCAACAGATTGAGCTTGCACATACAATACACGATCAAGATCGCAGCCTGCACTTTCCAAGAAAGAAGGATCAATAGCAGACTCTGAATCAAAATAAATAACATCAATATCTCTTTTGAGAGCATTCGCTGCTATCTGTGCAGCCATATATGACTTCCCTGTGCTTTCAAGACCAGCGATTTCTACTATCTTGCCGACAGGAATACCAGCTAACTTACCTCTACAGATTACAGAATCAAGCCATCTTGATCCAGTTGGGATCCATTCTTTTACCTCTGTTGGGTTTTCATCTCTTAGATCGTGTGCAAGGTTCATGCCAACTTTCTTGTTAATCAGATTTTTCATCTCTGACATATTCATTCTTCCAATTTTATTTACTTTTTTAGCCATATAAACCTCTCTTTTATAAATGTGAGGCACCTGTAACCCGTGCCTCCCTGCGGTATGACGAAACTAAAATACAATACTAGTTGTTATTAAAATTATTTGTTGTACCATTTTGAAAAGCGGTACCTGTTGTATTAGTTTCTGTTGTGCTTGTCTCTGTTACACCTGTCTCTGTTGTATTGTTCTCAGTTGTATTATTTGTACACATTGAACAATCACATGGAGTAACAGTAGCTGTAGTTGTGCCAGTAGTTCCAACGTTTACAGTATTAGTACCAGTAGTAGTTGTAGTCGTGGCAGTAATACCAGTCGCTTCATTTGTCACACCTGCATTATCAGCAGCTACAGTAGTTGCTGGTGGATTGCAGCCCATCACCAAGACACACGTCGCCATAATGGCAAAAACACTTTTCATCAAAATCATAATTAAATCCTTTTTATAAATGGAGGCATCTGTGAACCCATGCCTCCCTGCGGTTTAAAACTTAGCCCAAAAGCTCATTAAATGCTTTATCAACAGCGTTTGAAGCACCAGCCGAAATTGCGGTTGCCTCAGTCGTGTTGCTAGAGTCCTCCTCATCTAAAAGAAACTCATCAAGCATCTCTTGAACTTGTGCTGGAGTTTTTCGCTCAAACAGGTTTCCCCAATCAGGTATCTGATCCAAGAAGGCTGCAGTCTGATCTGAGTTCTCCGAAAGAGCTGAAGAGCGACGCCGGGGAGTAATGCTAGTTTGTGGAAACTGCGCTCCAGGTGGCTTGCCATAGTTAATAACTAAGTCAGTGCCATTATCAACGTCAGTGATATCACCATAATCTGGATTTAAGACTAAGTTAAGCAACTCAGCGTAAGCTGTTTTGCCAAAGCCCCAGACACGAACTCCCTTCTCTTCTTCTCCACGAACAAGTACAGGAGCGAAAAAGCGTTGGCGAGCGCCGAGGCTTTTTGCCATCTTAACACTCTCCTCTGTGCCTTCGTTATAAAGACTACGAATGAAAGAATCAAGTGGATCGTCTTCTCCAAAATTCCTCTTCGGGCTCAAAAAGCCAGGATTTTTGCCCACATTATAGTGAAACCAAAACTCTTTAAATGGATCGCCGTCAGGAGTAGGGACAATACGAATAGTCGTCTCTCCATCTTGCGGACGCCAAAATGCATCCTTGTTTCCATTTCCTTTATTTTGCAAAGCATCAGCCTTTGCTCTCATTTTTGCCATATCTAAGGCCATAATAGTTCTCCTTTTTAAGAATAAAGTATATCTAGTGAATCTCCTAGATATCTGTTAGGAGTATTATAATACCAGCATATATAAAGTAAAGATAAAAATTAGAAATTAATTTCTTGAATTTTACTGGCGTGGGAAACCACATAAGAAAAATTTCTACCATAGGTATTTGAATAAATACCGTAAGAAACTTTTAGTTTTTCGTCACTATCATCTTTTACTTTTTGCGTGATTGTTTTAAGAAGAGAGCCATCAGATTCTAACTGATCAGCGTCAATAGAGTAAAAATAAACCATTTCTCTTGGGTTCTCTAAAGGGTAGAACATTTTCTTTTCCCCTGTTTCCATGTCTAGATAGCCAAAAGTTGATATCCTTGCTGGAGCGACGGGATCGCTAGTTGTACTCATGATTGGCTCTGTGTTGCTAAAAACGTTTAACATATGCACAGCACTAACTATGGTTTCATTAACCATATCAAAGTATTTTGTTATTGGGACACCGCCGATGATGTCTTCCACCTCTGGGTTTGAAACAACAAACATTCTCTTAAACATGTTTGATCTTGCATATTCTTGCATCACATTAAAAACAACTCTGTGTTGCATTTTTCTTGTTTGTGAAAGAAGGTCAGTCTCTGGCTTAATATAGAGTATATAAACATCTCTGTTTTTTAATTGCTCTAATATTCTTAACGATGCTCCACTAACTGTGCCGCCGCCGCCAACAATAAACAAGTAAGGAGGCTTCGCATCTCTAAAAAATCTTTTTAGATTAGGGCAAGTTGATTCATACTCTTCATGTGAATCACATTTTTTTAGTAGTTTAAACTTAGAGCCCGTTCTTTTTTCAGAGTCTAGCCTATAAACATCATACTGTGGATATTGCTTAAATTTCTCTGCAATACTACAGCCAGCTTGGCCTAATCCAATTATTGTCTCCATTTAAAACCTTGCAAGAATTTTTATTTTTTCATAGCGTCGTCGTCAGAGGGGCTATCTCGCTGCATCTTCTTCAGACCAGAAAGAAGCATCTCAAGCCCGCGCTTGACTTCACTGCTTGCTGTAATTTCGCCTTGGTCCGCT